AAGCTGTGTGATTTCACAAGCTGTAGGCTACATTAAAGGAACATGCAATGTGATCCCGTTTGTGAAGCCAGAAGCATTTGCGGCATCATACGCGGCAGATAGATTCAAAAGTCTACGAGCAGCCTAATAAGTAAAAAATTGCAGGATTAGTTTAGGGGTAAAATAGAACCTTGCCAAGGTCCAGTCACCAGTTCGATTCTGGTATCCTGCTCCACTTAGCTCTCATAGTATAATGGCATTACACATCCTTGGTAAGGATGAAACACAAGTTCAATTCTTGTTGAGAGCACCACATAGGCCTTTGGTGAAATGGATATCATGCTTGTCTTCGAAACAAGCGGTGGGAGTTCGATCCTCTCAAGGCCTACCACTAAATAGTTGCATGAAACTTTTTGAAGCAACTATACGCACATCAGACGGCAAGGAATTTAAAGATCGAGTTGGGGCTCAAACCGCCCAAGAAGCTCGCTTACTGCTACAAACACGCTACGGGCCTAGAGCAGTTCCGTATTTGCCAAAACTAATACCATCATAAATTTTATTAAACTCCAGCATAGAAACAATCAATAGGAAAAACTTGATTTTTGCTTGACTTCATTGCTATATACTATTACAATATACACATAGTAGAAACACTATGATCATTTTTTAATAGGAGATATAAATGAAAACAGTTGGTGATAAGTTAGAACCGTTTGTGGTTACAGGTGTCAAGCCAGGACAGCCAGAAGATGCTTTCTTTGACATTACAGAAAAGTCATTTGAAGGCAAGTGGAAAATAATTGTTTACTACCCAAAGGACTTTACATTCGTTTGTCCTACAGAGATTGTAGCCTATGACAAACTAGCAAGTGACTTTGCTGACCGTGATGCAGTATTGCTCACAGGAAGCACAGACAATGAGTTTTGTAAAGTAGCATGGCAAAAGAGCCACAGTGACTTGATCAAGATCACACACAACCAGTTTGCTGACACACAGCGTTACAATCCAGAAACTGGCGACAACTTGAGTTTGATTGCACAGCTAGGCGTGTTCTATGCTCCAGCAGGGGCGGCATTACGTGCTACATTCATCGTTGACCCAGACAACGTTATCCAACACGTTACTGTCAACAACTTGAACGTGGGTCGTAGCCCAGAAGAAACACTTCGTGTATTAGATGCGTTACAAACTGGCGAACTATGTGCTTGTAACCGCACAGTTGGTGGCGAGACTCTGTAATGTTAGAAACTATATGCGACACATTAGTCGAAGCATATAGACGCAACTGGATTACCAGTCGTGATGGCAATGTTAGTATTCGTCATCACGACCGTGATCACTTTTATATCACACCCAGTGGCGTTCGCAAGCAAACAATGCAACCGGATCAGTTCAAGAAAATTAAATTGATTGACAAGATTAGTGCCATTCCACCTTTCCTATCTAAATCTTGGGAAGAAGAATTCTACACAGACATCAGTACTAATCTAAAGCCTAGTGGAGAGATTCCCTTACACTTTGGACTACAACGAGCAATGGGTCAGCACAGTACAGATGTTAGGGTGGTAGTTCACTTACATCCTACCTACTGTGTTGCTGCCATGCATCGTGGCATTGAGTTAAGTAGTCTTGCTAACGACTTTCCAGAACTCAGTCGTTATACTCGGGTGGCACCTAATGTTGGTGATGTGGCCCCAATTAGTCAAGAACTGGGCGATGAGTGCCACAGGAACTTGCAGTTGGACGATGCTGGTAATATTGAGTATGACATTGTGGGCATCAAAGGACACGGTGTTGTTGCTATTGACACCAGCCCGTGGCGAGCATTTGAACATATTGAACGATTGGAACACATTTGTCAAATCGTATTAGCATCAGGAAAATATTAAAATGAGTTTTATTGAATCAGTAAAAGGTGCGTTGCCAGACTACGCAAAAGACACCAAGTTAAATCTTGACGCTGTGCTACTTCGTAGTACACTAGATGCAGATGTGGCCATGGGTTGTGCTGTGGCCGCGCTGGCTGCAACTGGCAACGGCAAGGTACTTGCGGTGTTGTTGGCAGATGCTCCTGTTCACGCAGAGTCAGCAATGACAGCGGCCAGCATCATGGCACAGAACAACGTATGGTATCCCTACGTTGAAATGGCAGATGATCCTGCCCTTAAAGGATTGCCAGCGCAGTTGCGTATGAATGCTATTGCAAGTCATGGTGGCACAACTAAAGCAAATTTTGAAGCATTTAGTTTGGCAGCGTCAATTGTGGGCAAGTGCCATTTCTGTGTCAAGGCACACTACGAAACACTCAAGACAGAAGGCTACACCGTAGAACAACTTCGCGATATTGGGCGAATTGCGGCGGTAATTACTAGTGTTGCTCGTGTTCTAAACAATTGACCTTTTGTGTAGAACTTGCTATAATAAGTTCTACACAATTAAATAACTGTATGAGTAACGATCTAGCAAAATTTATTAATTCACGTAGACGCCACAAAACTGATGTTGCGATTTCAAGGCAAGTTAAAATTGCCAAGAGTCATAGTTCATTCAATGAGCTCAATATCAAACAAACACATCGCTTGGCCAAACACCATGCTATGGATTGTGGTAATCCAAAATGTTATTTGTGTGGAAATCCTCGCAAAACGCACAAGGATAAATTGACGCAACAAGAAAAACGTTTGTTCCAAGATCTTGACAAGATCAAAGACAAGCACAGTAATGGATTAATCAACCCTAAGGATCTAACATGAATATGACCACACCTGAAACTGCTGGGCTCACAAGCGAACTCGCTGTGGAAGCAATTGGAAATAGATACGATTTGGTACTAGTAGGCGCTCGTCGCATGCGAGAATTGGGTCGAGGCGATATGCCAAAAATTGCCAGTGCTATCAAGCACAATCATGCAGTAACAGCACTGCTGGAAATTGAAGCTGGACACGTCACTAGAGATTATCTGTACAAAGAAATTGATATCGAACCGCGACGTAGATACAAAGAATCGAGGTAACATGGATTACAAAATTAGAGATATTGGCCTTGCAGATTGGGGCCGCAAAGAGATTGCTATCGCCGAGCACGAAATGCCTGGCTTGATGGCAATCCGTCGTGAGTATGCTGGCTCAAAGCCCTTGGCAGGCGCACGTATTGTGGGCAGTTTGCACATGACCATTCAAACGGCTGTGCTGGTCGAAACACTAATTGAACTTGGTGCTAGTGTGCGTTGGAGTAGTTGCAACATCTTCTCCACACAAGACCAAGCCGCGGCTGCTTTGGCTGCAAAAGGTATTCCTGTTTTTGCTTGGAAGGGCGAAACAGAAGCGGAATACTGGTGGTGCATTGAGCAGACTGTGCGTGGTGCAGATGGTTGGACTCCCAACATGATCCTTGATGATGGACATGACTTAACTGGGTACATCCATGACAAACACCCTGATCTAGTTCCTGGTATCCGAGGTGTCACAGAAGAAACCACAACAGGTATTCACAAGTTACTAGAGCGCATTGCGGCTGGCACACTGCGGATGCCTGCTATCAATGTAAACGATTCTGTAACCAAGACCAAGTTTGACAACTTGTATGGTTGCAGAGAAAGTCTTGTAGACGCTATCAAACGTGCCACTGACGTCATGATTGCCGGTAAGGTTGCAGTGGTAGCCGGCTATGGAGACGTGGGCAAGGGCTCTGCACAAGCTCTGCGAGCACTCTCTGCACAAGTTTGGGTTACAGAAGCAGATCCTATCTGTGCCCTGCAAGCGGCAATGGAAGGTTATCGTGTGGTCACAATGGAATACGCGGCAGACAAGTGTGACATCTTTGTAACTGCCACTGGCAACGTAGATGTTATCACTCGCGCACACATGGACGCCATGAAGAACAATGCTATTGTGTGTAACATTGGTCACTTTGATACTGAAATTGATGTTGCAGGTATCAAGGACTGTGAGTGGGAAAACATCAAGCCACAAGTGGACCATGTTATTTTCCCCAGTGGCAAACGTATTATTTTGCTAGCAGAAGGCAGACTGGTTAACTTGGGTTGTGGCACTGGCCATCCCAGCTTTGTGATGAGTAACAGTTTTACCAACCAAGTCATGGCACAAATTGATCTTTACACCAACACCAGTCGATACGAAACAGGTCGACTGTACCTGTTGCCCAAGCACCTGGATGAAAAAGTTGCACGACTACATCTGGAGCAGATTGGTGCGGAGCTCACTGCAATGACACTCAAGCAGGCCGCGTATATTGGTGTCACAGTTGACGGCCCGTACAAACCCGACACCTATAGATACTAAGCGGTTGACCAAATTCTCCATTAGTGCTATAATAACGCATTAATGGAGATTTCGTATGTGGATTCAAAACGTTAGCATGAGTGACATTCGGCAGGGGTTTCATATTGACCCTGGCGTTAATTCCATGCTGATTCAGATTGTGGATCCTGCATACGAATTCCCTGTACCCAAGTATCAGTTCCGCGAAGTTCACCAGTTTGAATTCTTGGATGCCGAACAGGACGATAAATTTTTCCCTGACGAGTGCAAATGCACAGATGAACAGGCACAAGAACTGGTTCGACTATTGCAACATGCACAAGAGCAACGCATGAATGTCATTGTGCATTGTCATGCAGGTGTGTGTCGTTCAGGTGCAGTTTGTGAGCTTGGTGTGATGTTAGGATTCAAGGATACTGAATCGTTCCGTAGCCCCAACTTGTTGGTCAAGCACCGGATGATGAAGGTCCTGGGTTGGACTTACGACGAAGACGAAAAACACACCATCAATGGTGAAACAACAGATTGGGGCTTTGTGATCCCAAAAGCCCGCGAAGGAGATATATGAATAAGTGTTATCAATTAATCGGAG